TTAGGCCCTACCATTCGTCGCCTGTGACCTTGCTTCTTGGCCGGCTGCTGAGTGTATGAAAGAGCTTGTTCTCGTCTACTACGCGGCGATTGTGGTAGCCACCGTGGGCTTTCTGGCGTTCTTCATACCAGAGCCACGGCGGCCTACTGCTGCTGAGTGCGGTGTGGCAGAGATCACGCCTGACATGTCAGCGCGCGACCGTGAGGTCTGCCGGCAGTTACGCCAGCATCGTCACCGCATGTGATTGCGCCTCTGCTACCCGGCGCATCCAACCTTTGCCGAAGGTTGCAAACGTCGGGAGCGCCTTATAGAACAATTCTTTTTCCATGCTGAACTTAGCAATTAAGTCCTTCTGATTGGCGTCTTTCAACGCCTGCATCGTCTTGGGGCCGATCGCGCCGTCAGGGTTCGTTCCAATCGCTTTCTGCATGGTTCTGATGGCACGCCCCGGCCCTGCATTGATCGCAAAGTCGAACATCAGATAGTCCAGCCCCGTTGGCAGCTCGTCGGCCTTGACCGCATCCCAATACTTCTTGCGGTACATCGGTGCCACTGTAGCCGGGGTCAATGCGCGCATCTCTTTTTCGCCAACAGCTTTGCCGACCCATGCTTCCCACACTTTCTTAGTGACGCCCAAGTTGGTCATGCCGCCTGGGTCAAGTTTGTGGTGAACGTAACCGCCTTCGTGCTTCAGAATAACCTTCAGCGCCTCGTCAAAGTTCTCTTTCATTTCTTGTCAGGCGCAACAACCCCAATCAGACCAGCGATAGCCAGACCGGTGGCGATGATAGCGTCGGCCATCTGCGGTGCAATGGGCACACCGGCAGCTGCCAAGAACAGAAACAGGCCACGCCAAGTAGATGGCTCTTTAGCACGGGCGAGAATAAACGATTTCATAATGCCTCCTTATTTGTCCTGCTTGTTGTCGAGCTTGTCGAAAATTTTGGCTAACATTTCTTTCACTTCGCGCATGTCGTCACGGTAGTCCTCACGGGTAACATAAATGTGCGGCATGGCGCGCACGTCGGTGTCTAGCCGGTCGATGGATCGGTGGATGTTGTTTAGAATCCAGCCACCAAAAAATCCGGCAATAGCGACTGCGATGTTAAATAGCACTTGCGAGTCCATCTACTATTTCCTCAAATTGTTTCGGTTTTCCGGCGCTAACACGTTGACCACAGCCCCGCGCCCTTCTTTTGGAATTACCGCCCACTCCTGCGGATTGTTCAGCGCGCGCAAGACGGCGCTGCGTTCCACAGCCGGCAGCGTATCAATCAGTTTAGCCATATCTTGACCAGACTTAGACGCTTCCGTCAACTTGTTCATAACAGCTTTACCAAGTTTTTTCTCCAGCGCATCTAGCGCCGTATTGGTTGCGGTAGCCGTGCGGCTAAACGCAAAATTTGGCAGCCTAAATCTTGTTTGGTTGGCCTCGATCAACTCCCGCAACGCGTCGCGGCCAGCCGCAGCCTGCTCGCCCACGCGGATGTCACGCTTGATTTCGCCTACGACGCCTTTGAGCGTAGTCACGGCTTTGTCGCTCATCGTTTTAATAATGTCGTAGCTGCCAGACCCAAACACTTTTTCGACTTCTTTAGGGCTGTTGCCTTCAACTAATTTGACAAACGCTTTCGGGTCATTCTGATACATCTCCAGCGCTTTGGCCGACATCTTCTTTTCGCTGACTGCTTTTAGCCCCTGCGAGTACGCGTCAAGATAAGCACCATAGCCTTTACCGCCCGCGTCTTCAACTGCTTTAACAATCGAAGGCCGCACGCTTTCCAGCACCTTGGCAGCCAACTCTTTCTGCGCTTTAGGGTCGTTAGGGTGCAGCTGCTTGGCTACAGCGTTGACCGAATTCTTGCGAATGGTGTCTAGCGCCCACGCGTCAATCACGCCGCCCAGATTTGTCCACTGCTTGATGTCGGATGCGACGCGGCCTAAAGCGCGTTGCAGATCGCGGTTGCCTGGCGCAAGTTTAGGGTCAGCTAACGTCTTCTCAATGTTGGCGACAATCGCGTCGCCTTTGAGTGGTTTTAAGCCGTGGGCTTCCAAACTGTTAGCCGCAGCGGTCGCAAAACGTGACGCCTCACCAAATATTAACGAGCCTTCGGCGGCTTGTGTGGCCACGTCATCAGCGCGTTTAGCTAGCTCACCTTCATAGGTGTAGCGAGGCGGCGTAGGCATCCCACGTTCAGCAGCGCCGCGCTGCGCGCCCATGCCCGGCAGACGTTCAGCAGCAGCGCCCATGCGCCGTACTGTGTCAGCGTCTCTTGCAGCCAGCGTGCCCATGCGTTCGGCTTGCGCTTCTAGTTGAGGCTTTAATACGCCTGCCGTATTGGCCGCTGCCATTTCAACTTCAAGTTGCGGCACCAACTGTTGACGTAACTGATTCTTAGCTTCGCCTTGCGCGGTTCTAGCACCCGTCTGCGTCTCAGCGCCAGCCAACTCAGCTAGACGGTTAATCCGTGCAGCTTCTTGAGCTTCGGCGGTGGTCAACAAATAGCGAGGGTCACGCTTGGCAGCCTGCTCCAGCAGTGCTTGCGTGGTGGGCGACGTCAAGTCGGCGATCGACTGCGCAGCGGTCACATCGGTTGGCGCGCTGCGAGCCAAAGCGCGAGCGGCAGACACGTCTATGCCCAATGAGTCACGCAGGATCTTAGCAGCCTTTTGCGAGCCGATTTGGCCGGACAAGGTGTCATACAGCCAACCGACACCACGCCCGCCCAACTGCAACGCTTTATCAACATAAGGCGCTGCGACTTGGCCGCCTGCTTCAAAAATAGCGCCTATCAACAGATCGCGAGTGCCGGCTGAAATGCCTTCCATCGGTGTCATCTCAGGTATGTTGCCCAACGCAATGTCAGCTTGACGCAACAAACCTGACGCTAACCCGTAGCCGCCAGCCGAACCCATAACAACGCCAGCGGGACCGGCAGGGGCGCCAAACATTCCCCCCGTTATAGCGCCTGTAGCCTCTATGAGCGGCCCAGTTAATTCGCGTGTCCCGCGAGCAACGTCGTATGCCATCGGGTATTCTTTTGCCCATGCGGGCGGCTGCACGCGAGGGCTGGGTATTTCATTTGCAGGCTTCTGCTCTGGCGTTGCAGGCAATGGGATGTCTGACACCCAGTTGTCGTCAACAAGGTAGGCTTTGACACCTTCTTTGTTGGTGGCCGACTGCGTGATGGGCCGCCACTGCCCATTAACGAGCGCAACGCGCTCGCCAGTATCAGGATTGGTTGCGGTTTCCAGAGCCATTATTTTTTGTCTAGCACAAAGTTTGCGGGCGGAGGCGGTGCAGGTCTTGCGCTAGGCGTGCCGGGTTTAGCTTTACCTTTACCGGCCAACAGATTTTCTAAGTTATCTAGCGCAGCTTTATTAGACTCCAAATCTAAAGTGGGGTCGGTCGCTGCGGACAACCACAATTTCAGTTCAGCGTTAGAGTCAAGTTGTTTAGCAGACAAACCTAACGCGCTCATAATTTGGGTCATCAGCAATGGTCGAGTCTGCGCAATCTTATTACGCTCAGATTGCGCTTCAGTGCCAAATATGCGGCCCGTAAGCTGTCCGGCGCCCGTTGTACTTAAGTACGCGCCTACATTAGTGCCTGGTAGATTTTGCGTTGAGGTAATGCCGCCCAACTTATCGAGCTGGTCAAAATTCTGACGCAACAACGCAATAGTGTTGCCAGCGTTTTCTTGCGCAATTTCTTTAGCTTCTGCTTTTCTGGCGCCCATAGGCTCTTTACCTGCAATACCGATAACGCCCGGTGAGCCTAGCGAGCCACCTTTGTAAACTTTTGCGTCTACTGACAGCATACGAGTGTTATCGTTAGGGTCTATAACCATCGTAACTGTTGGCGCAGCAATTGCACTTGGCTTGTTAATCTCTGCGCGACGCAAACGCTCCATGGCCTTGTTATGGCGCTCAGTTTCTTCAAGCTGTTTTTGTTGCCGTTCGGCTTGTGTGCCCGAAATGCTCTCCATTGCTCTTTGGTGCCGCTGCGTCTCTTGTACGCGAGCATCTTCCAACTTAAGTCGTGCGGCTTCGTTTGCAACGCGTGTTTCTTCAAAGCCCAACCGTTTCTCTTCAAAGCCTACGCGCTTTTCTTCAAGCGCTTCTTTCTTTTGCGCCCTAACGTCCGCAAGTTTTTCTTGTGGCGTTAATAGACGGCGCATAGTGCGAATTTGCCACGCAGGTATCTCAGCATCGTTATCCGGCAATCCTGCTATTACTTGATTTTTTTGATCTTCTGTTATTTGACCTGCGTCTAATTTTTGCTGAAGGCCGGACAGCACATCGCTTACCCTCTCGTAGCTAGTTAAGTCGCTAACTGCCTCGTAAAATTTTTCTTTTGATAGTTGCCCCTCTAATTTTTTTGCTTCAAACTTACGCTTTTCTGTTTCTGCTTCGCGCGCTTCTTTTTGCGCCAATAAATTTTCACGCTGCGCAGCGCGCGTTGCAATTCCTTCATATTTGCTTGGCGCTCTAGCAAGCACTTCAGCCATAAAGGCATCTGACCCAAACGCTAGGTTTTTATCACCCATTATCCGAGCTAGTTCATTCTCTTCTTGCCGCGCGCGTTGATACTCCTGCATTTTTAACGCGTTCATCTGCGACGCTTCTTGCGCGCCACGCAATTTCGAAATTGCCGCCATTTGGTTTACCGGCGATTCAAGCTGAATCGGGCGAAAGCCCATTGCAATAGACGGATCGATCTGTGCCATAGTTATCTCTTAGTAGTAGCTACTGGTGGCGTTATTAACCGGCGTCATATCAACACCTTGTTGCGGAAAGAATCTATTCATCATCTGTTGATTCTGGTAGTAGTTCAGCCCTTGACCCAACGCGTTTGACAGCGCGTTAGCTTGCCCCATATAGCCCGACGCTCTTGCGTTGCCCGCACCAACAATATTGGCGCCAATGTTTTGCCCTAACTGACCCGCCGCGCCAGTCAGCGTATTGGCCGACGTTTGCGCCATGCCGGCCAATGATTGCAGTGGGTTCAAACGCGCCTGACGTTCGGCCTGATAGCGGTTAAATGCGTTGGTAAATTCTTGAGATGCCAAGTCTTGACCGTAGCGCTGCGCGCCTTTTAATGTAGAGCCTGACAGCAGACCGCCACGAGCCGCAGCTGTGCGGTCGAGTGCCTTCATGCCCTCTTGCAACCGGAATGCGTAGCCAGGATCGGCTTGAAACTGCTGCATGGTGAAGGGCGTGTATTTAGACGCAGCCACCAATTCGGGTAGCGCGTTGACGCCGACTTTACGAAACGGCTCTTGCAGCTCAACCTGACGCTCAAACATGCGCTCTTGCGCAGCAGTTGATTCCGCAGCAGCACGTTCTTGCGACCTAGCTGCTTTACCGCTTGCTGCGCCGCCCAGCAGCGCGCTTCCCAACATTGCCCCACCAATAATCCACGGCATATCAATACTCCTTTTGCAATGTGTCGGCGATTGCTTGCGCTGCTGTTATATCGCCCGGTGCAATAAGCACCTCATCAATTTCATCTTCGTCCACGCAAGCCGTTGCATGAACACAATACCAAATAGCGTCAGTCAACGATTTAACGCCGTGATGCCGGTTAGCCTCAATTGTTACGCAAGCAGGCGCGTGCAGCACTTGCTTTTCACCATCCACCAAAACTTCTACTGAACCTTGAGCCAAAATTGACAAATGGTCATGTTTGTGGGCATGTTGCACCAGCACATGTCCGGCAGGGATGCGAGTTTCCTTTGCATAAACGCCCGAACTAAAAAAATGCGTAATCACAATTTACGTTACCTCGCGGCCTGATGCCCGAATATTGATCGCACTAGCAGTTCCCGCGATAGTAGAGATAAAACCGCTGGCTGCCAAGACCTGGCCTACAATTTCTGGAAACGTGTAGACTTCCGACGGCTGCAACGTTTTCGTTTTGGTAATCAAGTTCTGGTTACCCGCCGTGTCAGCAGCCGTTACCAAGTTGACACTAATGGTAGCCGCAGACGCGCTGTAGTTGGTCGCCGTAAACTTGTCGATGATGGTCGTCACGCCAGACGCGGTGTATTGCGTGGTCTGAGTGTTTTCTGCCGTCTTGGCAGGAATAAGAACTTTAACGGTAACAGTCATAAGTTACACCTTATCTAGAAATCGCGGTAACGGTCGGCGCGGCGACATACGTAATACGTAAAGTATCGTTGGGAGACAGCATAAACATACCAAACAAAGCCCCCGTAGATAAAAACGTTGTCCCATCACGGGAAAACTCTACATTTGTAGCGGTTCCCGCAGCACCACTAATCATAATATCTAATGTATATGCGTTGGTGTTTTGGTAGGTAAATGGCGACCCCGTTAACGTAACGTTACTTACCGGAAGAAGCGCAGCGGTATTTGGTGCAGGTAAAGACGGCGGCTGCACTGCCAATGCCTGAACCTCGGTCGCTAGTTCAGCAATCTGGCTTTGCAGCCCGCTAACGGTTGCTTCATTGTCTACTACGTCAGGCAGCAGCGCGTTAAACGTCTCAGTCGTGACAACTGGCGGCCCCAGCTGAAGATCAGTTAGCGACGCCACGTTGCCGCCGCTGCCGGTCAAAACAAACAAGTTCAAGAAAAACCGATACCATTCGCGCGCAATTAACCCGGTACGCTCGTCAATAAGCGGCACGCGCGGCGGCGTGATATTGGTGTTGTTATTTGGGCTAGGCATTGGTTGGGCTAATCAGCAGTTCGGCGCCCATAATGGCGACTTTGACCGGATCGGTCATCGACAGCTCGTACACCCGATCACGCAGTTTCAAGGTCATGCCCAGCCGACGCCAGAACACCCGGCGGTAATACTCGCCAATTTTTCCAATGTTAGCCGTGTGGTAGTTAGACCAAGTATGGCCGCCGTCGTCTGACCAACGCAACATGACCTCCGGGTCACTGCCTTGGCCTGTGTTTAAGCCAACGCCCGTCTCCACGTCAAGCTGCAAGCTGTGGTGCGCGGTGCGCTTCAAGTTGTTTTGACCGGTCGGCAGTGCCCGCCATGACCGCAGCCATTTTTGAATCTGTCCGTTGTCGCTGTAGTCGTCCAGATCGAACGCGTAAATGTTGCCGTTCTCAAAGTCGCCAACAATCACTTCGCTGTTAAACGCCATCTGGCAGTTGCTGCGATGACGGGTAAATGACCCATTAGACCAGCCAGCACGCTCATGCCACGCCTGCGTAGCGGCGTCGTAGACCCATGTTGTGTTGGCGTTGGGGAAAATCAGCACGTAGAAACTATGGCCGTCCTGCTGGTAGGTGTAGCCAATTGCATCGGCCAGATTGCCATACTGCTGGATCTGCCATTCAACGGCATGGGTAGAGACGCGCTGGCCGGTGTAGCCGTTAGCGCGGTAGACAATACCCCGCCCACGGGCGTCAGCGCCTAGCCAGAATAAGCTGTTGTCCAGCTTGGCTACTGAGTATGGCGCGACGCACCCGATCTCGTTAAAGGCGCCCTGAATACGCTCCAAAGGAAAGTCAGCATTACCTGCGTCGTACCATACCTCAACAGAGTTGGTGCCAAACAACCAAGCTTCGCGGTGGTCAACAATCAGTGACACCAAGCCGTCTGGTGAGCCTTCTGCGCTGGCAAATTCAAGCGGGTCAACGGACAGGCCGTCAAGCAAGCTAGTCACCCAGATCTTTTGGCTGTTAGGCTCGTTAAAAACAAAATAGCCGTCCAGAAAGCCAACGGTTACCGCGCCAGGAAAGTCAGGGTCGGTGATCTGTTGGAATACGTTGGTGGTGGCGTTATAGATGTAGCTGGGGCCATTAGCAGCAACAAACAACTGCGTGCCGTTATCCGACATCGACACGGGGCCGGTGCCAGCTATTGTGCCTAGCAGCGTGCTAGTGTAGCTACTGTTAATCTTGTATAGGCTGTTACCCGACACGACGTAACCAAAATTGCCAAACGTCCACAGCCCGCGAATTGGCCCCAAACCTACAGTTGCCAATAGGCGCAGCCCCGGCGCCCGCTGCAAGAACGCCGGCTCTTTGCCGGCCTCTGGCACAATTTCAGGGAACATGTTGACCATGCGCGCATCCGCAGCGTTGACGCTGCGAGCCACGTACGCGGAGCCAAGGATGGGCGTTTTCACGGTTTAATAGTTACCCGCATAGATGTTGAACCGCTGACGAGTTGCCACCAACGAGTAAGGCATAGACATC